AGCATTAGCTGTGGCACTAGCAGGACTCTCAATACCATTCACCACAACAGAAACCTTATAGGTATACGTTGCAGCAGCCAGCGTTCCACCAGTAATGGAAGGCGTGAGAACAACATCAGCAATCGTAGGCGCGTCAGGCTGAACGGCAGTAACGACAACGTCTGTCGTTTCACCTTTTGCATTACGATAACTGACTGCTCTAAAGATCTTGGGCTTCCTATTAGGCATTATTAGGCCCCCTCTTACGTAACCTGAAGAATGTTCTCTTGGGTGCCAACTTCAACCAAATACGAGTTACCAGAGCTATTGATAACATTCATATATTCGATTGCTGCGCGGACCAAGTCGCCTTGTCCACTAAGACCAAGCTCATAAGTATTCTTGATAGAAACAGGAGCGGTCGCCTTGATGTAGTTAGTTGCAGACTTACTAGCCTTCATAAAGATGGCTTCTTGAGTAAGTGCCTTGAATGCATCAAATTCAGTACGGTTAAAGAAGTCACGTTCCATAGTGATCTTCGATTCACGCTCGCCGAACTTGATGTATTGGGCTCCACGTCCAGTATTCTTCAAACGGTACTGAGGCTCAGCATTGTCATTGATGGTGAACTCAAACGTGTCAGTATCAAACATCTGAGTACCGGCAATGTTGATTTCATATTGTCCAGCACCAAAAGGTGTGGTGGTAGGCCAAGTGGCAACCGGAAGAGATTGCACAGCTTCGTCACTGCCAATTATCGTCACGTTGAACATTAAGAGACCATCAACTGGTTTGAACGTGAACTGTGAAACCACACATCCGACATACCCGAATACGATACCGTTACGGACAACCGTTATGGACAGTGACCTAACTGGTGTTGCATTAGGGTCTGGGTCGAACGAATAAACTTTATCCGCGCCTGCACCTGTCTTTGTAGGAGTTGCACGAGTTGCGAGCATGAAGTATGGAACAACATCTTCCAATGCTTCCATTTCAATTTCGCCATTAACGTGTACGTTACCCGGAACAGCGCCAACAATATCAACACTCTGACGAATTGGACGACGCCAAACAGTAGCCTGATCGAATTTCAAAGATTCACTATTGATCGGGAAGAACTTGGTCGGCGCCGTGTATGAACCATACTGAAGAGCTGTGTTAAATGTTGGATATGCTCCAGATGGAGCGCCCACAGCAACGTCATCATACAAAAGCACATTACCCAAAGTTGCTCTAAGCAATTCAGTACCAGAACCACCAGCAGCAGCAGTACGATAAATCTTGTATCCAGTAGCTCCAGTTACTGCCGCCCAAGTCAAGTGCGCCGTTAAGTTACCACCGGCAGTAGTGACTGTGACTTCCAACGAAACTGTAGATTCTCCATTAGCATTTGTAGCTGTAACGTAGTACTTGTAGGTACCAGCGGTAAGGGCACCGCCTGATGTTGGAGTACCAACAAAAGTACCTGGTGGCGGAAGGACTTCCAGCGCAAGACCCACAATGCCCCCGCCACCAATACCCGGCTGAGTCATTCCTACTCCTAATCGTCTGTAACAACGATAGTTAGGCTAGCTCCAGTTGGAAGTGGAACTTCACCAAACTTCTTGCCAAATCTATTTCCCGCCCTGCGCATCTCTAGCTCATCCATAACTAGAACTTCATCAGGCGAGACAAGACCGAATCCGGTTACGAATCCAGTCACCTCCGAGGTAATTTCCGCAGTAATCATGCTCACCTACGTCAGGTTGGTCTTCGTCAATGCACTATATATCATCTGAGTGGTTCTAAATTGTCCACCACTCTTGAAACTAATTCCAGGATTCCAGGATTCTATGAACCCATGGATTATGTTGTTATTTAGTGATGTATCCTGGTGCAAGAATGCCTCAATTGCTTCTGCCTTTTGGTCAACCGCAATTCTTTCGGCTTCTTCGCTTCCATACACAGTTTGATATATAGTTATGGTAATCAGCATTCTATTTTCAGTACGACCACCAGAGAAAACTCCTGGAGATACTTGAGTCGCCGCACTTCCTCTAAGAGTTCTAGTCTTAGTACCAGAGTCAACTACTACTGCAATTCCACCAGGTATGCTGTTTTGCTCCCCATAGATAATCTTCGTGGCTTCCAGACCTAATGTGCCTGCGTTTGTACGAAGTAGATCCCTAATGTAGAGAGCTACCACCGTAGTCTTGTCTGTATGCGCCACTATAGTTCCTTGTGATTATATGGCCAGAAGTCTCTCATTCCAGTAATGCGCCTGATCCAAGAGTCAAAGGACACAACTATCATTTCGATATATTTCTGTTGTAAAACTGCGAAAGGACGAGCTGGCATATTCTTAGTACCGCTTTGATGGTATTTAGCATACGGAACAACAGTGTCAAGCTGCTCCATATCTGCCTTGTCCTTCGTAATTCTCCAATACTTCTCGCCGTAAATGGTGTCGTACATGTATCCAGTTCGCATCAATGGCTTCACAACGTAAAATGGAGCTTCATAAGTCTTTTTGATGATCGTAGGTGTGGCTAACATTTGCCAAGGCGGTCTGCCACCAACATCAATATTCGTGGCCATTGCTCTACTGGCTATATGTGCAGCTTCTTTTAGTGGAACTGTCATATCACCTAGTTGACGAGCTAGCCTAAACGTAGATGCCTTTATAAGGTCAGCATTCATTCGAAAGTCGGCTAAATCAATTTGTATCGGAAAATTAGGTATGCTTGATCTACTTGGACCAAATAGTGGCATCAGAAAGCCTTTCCCAGACTGAAATACGGACCGCCTAATGATGGATCATCAGTGGTAGGTATCTGTGAAGAGCTTGCATCCGTAGGATAGAAACTAGCAGTTCTGGAAGATTCCGGAACAACTGGAGTTCCGCCTGGAACATCTGAGACTATTATTTGCCCATCGATAATACCCGTCATTACCATATCAGCGTTGTCGCAAAGGCGCTTTGCGTAGTCGCTTCCGCCATCTTGATTTTCGCTATAGAATCTGTCAATCAACCAAGACGCATAGTATTTAGTGATAACTGTTTTAATTATTTTCGGTGTGTTCGTATCATTGGTCCAACCAGAGACATCATATATGGATTCTAGTCTAGATAGTGTTTCTGTTTCTATGTTGTCAACTAGCGCAGTATCAAGGGTGGAGATAGTGATTTTGGCACCGTCTAGCCACCCTTGCACCTCTGGCACTGTAACTCTTGCCATAATTTACCTACTTAGCACCGCCACTAGCCGGTTTCGTAGGAGTGGACGACGAAGTTGTTGTTGCTGCTGGAGCTGAATCTAGAGTTGAAGCTGGAGTTGAAGCCGAAGTTTTCGTTGGAGTCTCAGTTGAAGTTTCAGCTGGAGCTGTCGCTTTAGCAAGTTCAGCTTCAAGCTTCGCCTCAGCACTATCTTCGACCTTAACTTCATCCTTAGGAGTACCGCTATCTTCGACTTTAACTTCTGCCTTAGGAACAGCAGTACCAGCATCCTTAAGGTCATCAGATGTGATACTAACGTCCTCAGGTTCTCCAGAATCGACCTTATCGATAGCACCAATTTCATAAAGTTTCAGTAAGGTGTCTTTATCGAATTGGTCAATCGGGATAGGGTCACCAGCAGCAATTCTCAGGTCATTATGCTTGATATTAGTAACCGCAACAATAATTTTACTCACGGGAGGTTCACCGCATTCTTGATCAGGTAGCCACCGATTTGCTTGCCACTTCCATCAATGGCAGTCATCTTGTGGTCATACGAACGGGAACAACGAATAACATCAGACTTGCGCTGGTTTTCGCGCCACCGGTCAACAACCTGACCGTTAAGAACATACTCATAACCATAAGCAGGAATCTTCATGCCAGGACGCGCTGGAACATAGGCAAGCACTGCGTCATTCGACCACAGGTAAGCCAGAGTTTCGGTTTGTCCAAGTGGGGCGGAGTTATAACCGGCACCAGGAACAAGCACTCTACCGAGACCAAGAATCGCAGAAAGCAGTTCAGGCGAGAAGATAGCCCGCTCAGAGTACTTAATGCGCTCCAGGAAGTCAGGGTGGTCCTCAAGGACCGACATAACTTCATAAGGAGCAACCAGCGTGTTCGGGTCAAGGAAGATCTTCTTGTGGATTGCGCGTTTCGCAACACGCATATCTCCAATTGGATCGGAGTTAGTGTAGTCCTGCCACTGTGCTGTACCAGAGAGCGTAGTCGTATTGGTAGAAGCATAGTTGGTTGTGGTCGTAGCAAGAGTTTGAATCGCACGCTCACGACCAAGCATAATCTTTGACGTCACAATCTCCGTACCATCACGGTCTGGAGAAAGTGGGTTATCGGCGTTCGAACGCTCTTCGTCCGTAACCGCAACCTGAAGCGCATGCTCCTTTGCGAAGTACGTGTCCGTAGAAACGGTAGCGCCAGTGATTTCACGAGCAACCGTACCAGGAGCACGAACATCATCTTCAGGAAGCCAACCTTCACGACCAAAGATGTAGTACTTGTCAGATTGCTTCCTAACCGTAACTGATGGGAAAAGCTGTTCCCCAACAAGAGCTTCTTGGGGCCATCCAATGCTGATCTGGGTTAGTACCTGATCGACATGGACATCGCCCGATCCACTTGGATTGTAAAGAGCCATTTAACATATCCCTTTCCGAGTTTTTAGGGTAAGTCCTATGCGCCGATCTTAACGCCCGGAGTCAACAGAACATCGATGATAGCACCAGCCGTACCCGTCTGAAGCGCAATACCAACCTGTGCAGATGTGGCTGTAGCGGAAACAATAACTTTACCGTCAGCCGCAGCCTGCAAACGGTTGCCAGGAGCCGCGCCGCCCGTTCCGAGTGCAATAGGTGCAACACCCATTATACGAACGTTAATAATGCCATTCTTAGTGACCTTCGCAGCATCCATGTTTTCCATGGCGACGCCAAGAACCAAACCACCAGCAGATGGAGTAAGGCTCACGTGGTTTTGGTCGGTTCCAATTGCGACACAGCGGTAAGCTACAACAGCCGCAACACCATCAACCTGGCGACCCACATCAAGGACAAAATTAGCCATTTAATATCTCCTTACCGACTCGCGCCAACGACTGGAGCACCTTCACCGGCACGGTAACGGTTCCAAAGCTCTGGGTCATCTGCCGCAATCTTGGCCGCTGCGTCAATGTAACTGAGCTTTTCTGAAGCCATAAGGACATTCATACGCTCAGTGAAGATTTGCGTAGCGTTCTTGTCAACCATTTGGTATCCACGACGCACCGCAGCACCAGAACGCTCTCCGAGTTCAACAAGGAACGACTGCGAAGTACGAACCATGTCCATCAGAGCCCAGAACTTCTCAGAAAGCTCGGCTGGCATACCGAACATAATTTCCCGAGTGAGTTCCTTAGCCGCTGGAGTCAGCACAAGCGTAGAGTTGTCAAACTCCGCAAGCTTCGCTTCAACCTGAGTTTCACGAAGGTTCTTGGCCTGCTCCACCATAACCTGAGCTTGGGATTCGAACTGGCCAAGAAGAGTCTTAACCATGGGGTTAGTGTCGGCAAGCTCCTTAAGAGCAGAAATCTCTTCAAGCTTGGCAATTGGCGTAACTGGAGCTGTAGGAGGAGTTACAGTTGGCTTAAGTTGCTCAGTAAGCTTAGCAGTCACTCCTTCGATAATCGCCTGGAGATCTTTTTGATCCATACCAGATCCTTCCCCTGTCTTTTCTCGTGCAATCTCTTTTCCGGTAATTGCCGACACCAAATCGAAGGCGTTATCAATCACCGATTCCGAAAGATTAATCGGAACTAGGTTCTTCATGAACGGGCGATTAGTAAGTGCCCCACCGTAAACAACATCTGGTTGCTTTACACCGTTTGGGTCTTCATAATCGCCAAATTCGGACGAGAAGTAACGGAACTTCTTATCACGAATCTTGCTAGCAGCGTCTTTAACCCAATCGACAAATACCCAAAGACCATCCTGGCGAACTTCAGCATCCTTAATCCAACCAGCAGCTTCCTCGCCACCAGCGTGATTATAATTGATGCTAGGCTCAATTCCACGAACCTTGTTCTTGATGCTGGTGGCCATACGCTGGACTTTATCTTTAGTAAAGTCCATAACGCCATACATTGGGTGGTTGTACTTGCCGAATGGAAGGGCATGAACCCAAGATTTGTCGTCCTCACTAAGAGTAACGGCATCCATGTTCACCAGAAAACTGGCTGTTTCGCTCATGCGTCCCCCTTTCTCATTAGCATATATAGCTGCCATCTGTTGGAGAGCTTCACCATGAGTTTCATGGCATCCTAGACTTTTGTCGGTACCAACCTT